TATAGTTTCTATCTTAACCAATACAATACAGACATGATAAGTGTTAAAAAACTTATAGATGATAAAAAGTTAAACACCTGCAAATTTAAAAAGTACACAAAAATGAAGAAAATGTACTACTTGCCACATATAGATGGAGCCATAACGAATGACGTGGCTCTAAAGAAGAATCTTATCATAAGCGGACCAAATGCTTCTGGTAAAACTACTGTTTTAAAATCTATAATATTAAACGCCTTGATGAGTCAGCAGTTTGGTTGCGGATGTTATAAATCCGCACGGATAAAGTGTTATGATACATTCCATTCTTATTTGAACATTCCAGATACTTCCGGACGAGACAGTTTATTCCAGGCAGAAGCGAGAAGATGTAAAGATATTATGGAATTTATCAATACAAATCCTAATAAAACACATTTGTGTATCTTTGACGAATTATATTCAGGTACAAACCCTAGCGACGCGGTTATGTGTGCAACCCTTTATCTAAACAACATGAATAATTTCAAAAAGAATGTTGATTATTTAATTACCACTCATTATGTTGACTTATGCAAGTCATTTGAAACGGATCAACAACTTTATAACATGAAGATGAAAGTAATTGAAAAAGAGGAATCCATTGAATATTTGTATAAGTTAGTTGAGGGTATATCTACCATAAATGGCGGAAAATATATATTAAAACAATTAGACTTGTGAAAATACTTTTCGTTTAAACCTAAATAAAAGAATATCATATTTATTCATAATGAACTTCTCGTCTATATTGGATATAAGCAGTTTTTTTATTGGAATGATTATCAATCTTATTTTGGTTTCTCTCATGTGTTACTACTTTAAACGAAAGTATGAGATTTTAGAGTTGGCTCAGACCGAGCAGGCTAAAATATTATACGAGTTATTAAGAAGAGAATCTCCGAAAAAGGTTGAATTATTTAAAAATGAAGAACCTCAGATAGACTATACCAATGATCCTCTCTTGAAGGCACGAGTGATTGATTCGGATTCAGAAGACTCTGGTTCCGAATCAAGCGATTCAGAGTATGAAGTTGAAGTTTTACCCCCTTCTCCTCGTAATAGTCCTTCCGGAAGTCCAGTTGGATCTCCGCCCGTATTTTCAGTAGAGTTGTCTCAAGAGATTGTAATGGACGAGCTCAAGACAGAGGACTTGGTCCTTGAACCTATGGAGTCTCTTGACCTAGGAGAGGTTGAGACACAGAAGGATACAAAGGAGATTGTAATAGATCAAATAACATTAGAGAGTCCTGAATCAAATTACAATAAAATGTCTATAAAGCAACTTAAGGATATTCTTACCTCAAAGGGAGTTAAGCCTAAGCATAACATGAAAAAGGATGAGCTGGTAGATTTAGTAAAGGATATTGAACAGGAAGTCACTATATAAAATATAAATTAATAATATAATGTGGGCTACTGAATATAAAACAAATAATAATGCAACCGATAGTTTTCCTGGTATAGTAAATGATGGCAGATTATTTACGCATTACACGCCAGACTCTATTGTAAATGAAAATATTAAAAGGGCTAACTTTATAAAAACAAATAGCGAATATAGAAAATATTTAACTGAAAATGCTCTTTCCATTATGAAAAACAATTACAATTCTATGATACTAGAAAATACAACACCTGAATTTACTCATATAAAAAATGGAACTCCTGTATTATTTAAAGGAGTACAAGATGATTCTACTCCATATGGTTATGAATGCTCTTTCCCTAAGAACATATTTCTTTCTAGAGAAAAATTAGATGATATGAAAAGACGACCCATGAAACCTAACTATGATATTAACGTTACCGAATAAGTTTTTTACATTACAAACGCCTGTTTTCCAATATAAGCAAAATCTTTTATTTTCAAACGAATATTGTTTAAAAAATTTATCTTGTTATTTGTTACATATTGACAAGATAAAACTACTCTTTTTTCATTTTTACATAATTTAGATGCTCTATGATATAAATAATTTCCTTCAAAACATACCGAATTATTATTAGTTAAATTTATACTTTTTATTTCATTATTATCATTTTTAAATTGGAATTCGGTACAAGTTAAATTATTTGTTATTGGTATTAATACTGTAAAAAAACGGCCATCATAATAATTATAGTCATAATGCCAATTAATCCAATCACCTTCATTTTCATAAATTAATAAAGCACAACTTGTTGGTAAATTTAAATCTGTTGGAAATAGATTTAATTTTATTTTTTCTGATACTAATTTACATAGGTCATTTTGATAAAAGTTAATTATATTTGGTGAATGTTTAACAATATTATTGGTAGAAATGGTTATACCCTTTTTATTTGGTAAAGCACAATTAAAAATTGTTTCTGGAAATGTTGATACATTTACTCTTTTTTGAATGTCTTTGTTAAGAATTAAATGATTTAATTCATTTTTTATTACATCCTTTAAATAAACATTAAATTCTTTGTACAAACAAAAATCATCATTACAAATATATTTCTTATTTAGTTTACAAGATCCAGAATTATATCCATAAAGACAAACACAAATAATAAGGACAATCACAAATAATAAAAACAAACACAAATAAAATTTAATATGTTTCATTATATATAATTTTTATTATAAATGATAGTTGTATTCCGAAAAATCTTTCTATCAACCACATCAAAGCGTGTCAGATAGAAAGATTCATGTTAATAATTTAATCACCGAAAGTCTAAAGTTTCATTACATAATTCCTATACATTTCATTTAATTCATCCACTCTAACTTCTCGTGTTTTTGCTAACCTTTCGGCGCATTCTTTAATGATGGGTTGTATGGTTAGCAATAACGTTTTTGTTCTTTCATAGGCTTGTGCAATAATAGTATCAATTTCCTTATCAATCATTTTTCTATATTCATCAGAACCCTGCGGGTAAAATACTTTTTCTCCCATTCCATAAGTAAGGATCATTTGTTCGGCAATCTTTCTGGTGTACTCTATGTCTCGGCTTGCGCTCGTGGTCAACCCTCCAATACAAAAGATCTCTTCCGCGATGCGGCCTCCAAGAAGAACCATGATCTCGCACTGTAGTTCTTGCTTGGTCGTAAGAACATTTTGATTGGTTTCAAACAAAGTAAAGCCGAGACACTGTGGAGAAAATAAATTGATAGTTACCTTTACAACCTTCTTATATTTTGTTAGGAGTGCAGTGAAAGCATGTCCCATTTCGTGAATGGCTACTTGATATAGTTGCGATTCCGTAATTTTCTTTTCAGATGGATTAAAACCCGTATGGATACGGTTTGCAATGAGCTCCAAATCTTGTCTCGCCATTTGCGTCTTGTTATTTCTCAAGGCAAGGAGCATTCCCTCATTTAACAGATTCTCAATCTGCGCTCCAGAAAGTCCCTGTGTCATTACAAGCAAATCTTCCATTGGAATATATTCCATCGGCTTTCCTTTCATATGAATCTTAAGAATCGCCTCTTGTGTAACTTTGTCTGGATTTCCAATGTAGATTTTTTTATCAATCCTTCCAGGCCTGGTTAATGCATCGTCCAGTAAATCTACGCGATTGGTCGCACCAATAATAAAGATCCCCTTTGTACTTTTAAACCCATCAAGGTTTACCAACAATTCGTTCAGCGTTGAATCATGTTCCGCATGACTGTTTTGGTCCGTGCGCCGGCGACAAACCGCGTCAATCTCGTCTATAAAAATAATACACGGAACATTTTTAGAAGCCAATTCAAATAGTTCTCTCACCCTTGCCGCGCCAACGCCCACGTACTTTTCTTGAAACTGGGCGCCCGATACAGGAATGAATCCAACATTTATTTCTCCGCTAAATGCCTTGGCCAAAAGCGTCTTGCCGTTTCCAGGAGGACCCTCTAAAATAATACCCTTTGGTGTTCTTACATTGTATTGGCTGTATTTTTCATAATTCACCAAAAGATCCGAACATTGCATTAATTCTTCTTTAATCGTATCATAACCACCTACACTTTTGAAGGAATGTCCGGTATTCTTTAACACCTCAAAACTTTCGCTTTTTGTCTCGGAATCCGAACCATCTTTATCGGAGAAACTCTTTTCAAAAGACTCCTTATCAAAGGTAATGATTATTTGTTCTTGGTGTTCGTCATGGTCCTCATTATTTAGATACTGATTAAAATATTCTTCGTCTGAGATAGATAGTTCAATACCCGTCATATTTTTAATAATCCCCTTTTTTTGACCAATTAACTTTTTCATCAAACTCTTTTGCCGTGTCAACTTATTATCTATATCACGTAACTGATTTTTATTCTTGTTATTTCCATCATAAAAAATAGATGTTTTTCTGCTATACTTAGACAACGGTACAAACCCCAACGTTAACTGAGCGCATAAAACAAATACAACCCGCATTACATATAATTATTATTTGGTTTTATATCTTTTGTATAATTAATCTTTAGTATATATAATGGAGAGCGGACGTATGATGTTGTTGCATTCTATCATAATTGGCGCGTTATTGTACCTATTTATGGTTTTTGTACTTGGTCAAAAAGAGGTGGTTGCTGAAAACAGAAGCATTTTAATAGGTGCTCTGTTATTAGTTTATATGATTTTATTTGGACATGGATTACCCGGTTCAATAAATAAAAACTTATAAAAATTGAATCCTCATAAAATTATAATAATAAGTTAAAAATGGATCTCGGATATATCGCATGCTTTATCCTTTGTTACGACGTATGGTTTTATATTTCACACATTATGATGCATCGCTACTTTTATAAAATTCATGGTAAATATCATCTAGAACCAGTCTTTCAAAGTCTTGGTTTTATTATACCCTTTATTCATTTAAAATCATCTCTGATATACCAACCGATCAACATCATGACTGCATTTGCATTTGTAAATGTTCGTGGGTTCATGAGACATAGGATACCTTGGTTAGGCGAACATCATATGTTACATCACAAGTATCCTAACTATAACTTTGGCGAATATTGGCTAGACGATTTATTTAACACTGAATATCCAAAAGACATATAAAGGCTGCGATCCAAAGTTATAAGTATGGGCCCAGTGTTATTTTTTTATTCATTCATCAGTTTTTTTGTAGGTTTTACAGTGGGAACCTATATTTGCACATGCTTTTCTGTATGCGGACATTCCATAGAACATACAAAGTATATTTTGGGTAGATTTATAAGTGATGTCGTACATGTTTTCTCTTTTCCAAAAGAAAATATGTGTAATTTTATATAAATTGAATCATTATTAATTCATAGTTACAGTTATAAAAATGGATCTTATTTCTTTTGAAGATTTGGTAGTGCAGCCTTACAACTCTTACTTCAATCTTGAAAAGGAATTACATGACGTAAAAAGCACGATATCTTTGATGGACCAGCGTTTAAAATACTTAGAGAAGCCTGCAAAGAAACCTGCAAAGAAATACAAAAATAAACCTGCAAAGAAGGATACCGATGTAGAAGATTACGAATTAATAGCGAAAAAGATACAAAATGATGCTGAT